GGTTATTCGGTGGAATTCGCCAACGAGAAATACGAGGAATTTTATAAATATTTAGGCGACGACCAAATGGCGACCAACGCTATCACCAATTTAATGGGTTTGGGAACATCAACCGAGAGTGTTACCGCACTTGCGGAGGGCGCGACGGCGGTTTGGTCGGCTTATGGCGACTCGATTCCGATTGAGGGATTGACCGAGGCATTAAACGAAACCGCTCAAGTCGGTAAAGTAACCGGCTCGTTAGCAGATGCGCTCAATTGGGCAGGAATTTCCGAGGACGATTTCAACGCGAAACTTGAAAAATGTACCAGTACGCAGGAGCGAGCGGATTTAATTGCCAAAACTTTAAACGATAGATACGGCGAGAGTAAAACGAGATATGACGAGTTGAATAAGTCCGTTCTCGATACGAACAACGCCGAATTAAAATTGAAAGACACACAAGCTCTATTAGGCGAGGCGGTTACGCCGGTAAATAATGCTTTGACAAATATGAAAAATCAAGCGTTGCAAGCGATTTTACCGCTCGTCGAAAGTTTAGCTAATGCGTTTATGAATCTTTACAATTGGTTGCAACAGAATCCGACGGCTATGAGTGTTTTAACGGCGGTTGTAGTAGCCTTGACAACGGCGTTTACTGTGCTAGCAGGAGCTTTGGCAATTCAAGGTTTGATTAACGGTGTGACGAAAGCGTTCGCGTTGTTAAATACAACGATGCTCGCAAATCCGATTGTGTTAATTGTCGCGCTTATCGCCGGTCTTGTAACGGCGTTTGTATTGCTATGGAATAAATGCGAGGGTTTTCGTAATTTTTGGAAAAATCTTTGGAATAATTTAAAATCCGTTGCAAAAACAATGATTGACGCGGTTGTTGGATTTTTTACCGAATTGCCGGGGAAAATTAGAGCGTCGATTGCTAATGCGATTACATTTGTAAAAGATTGGGGAAACCAAATCAAAAACACCGCAACCAACGCGATATCTTCAACCGTTTCGAGCGTGGTAAATTGGGCAAGTCAAATTCCCGGTAAAATTTGGAGCGCGATAATCGGCGCGGTTGGTAAGCTCGTCGAATGGGGCGGTCAAATGGCGTCGACCGCGAAAACAGAAATAGGCAAGGTTGCGTCGAGCATTACCAACGGGTTGAAAAAGGTACCGGGTGAAATGCTCAAGGTCGGTAAAGACATCGTAAAAGGTTTGTGGAAAGGTATTAGCGGTATGACGAGTTGGATTAAAAACAACATCGTCGATTTTGCGACCGGTTTGATTGAAAAGGCACAAGATGCTCTCGACATCAACTCGCCGTCTAAAAAATTCGAAAATCTTGTCGGTAAAAACATCGTTCGAGGCGTTGGCGTTGGTATTACGAACAACGAAGATATCGCACTCGACGCGATTGATAAGATGAGTAACGATATGCTCAACGGTGCGACCTTAAACCGCAAACTCAACGCGACATTTACTCCGACCATTGACGGAGCAGGAGAATCCGGAGGCTTGTTGGGTAAGTTAGACGCGATATACGAACGTCTCGACCGATTGCAAATCGTACTGGACACCGGCGTTTTAGTTGGCGAAACAATCGACAAAATTGATCGTAGTCTTGCAGACAAAAGAATTTTAAGTGCGAGAGGAGTGTAAGAATGGAAAGAGCTTTCATATTTGACAAATTTAACACTTGGCACGATTGGAAACTCGTTCTCACCTCCAAGTCGATTCCTTATCCGACACCAAATGAGAATTATATCAAGCTCGACGGAATGAGCGGAAGTTTAGATTTAAGTGAGGCTTTGACCGGAGAAATTACTTACTCCGACCGCACTATTTCCGCGAGTTTTTGGACGGATTACGGAAACCGAAACGAACGCGTTGAGCGATTCAAAGAGATTCGTTCCGAGTTACACGGACGCAAGGTCGCAATAATCGAGCCGGATGATCCAACTCATTATTTTCTAGGTCGAATCAAAATCAAAGAGTCCAAACATTTACTTGCTTATTCCGAATTGGTTATCGAGGCGACTTGTGAGCCGTGGCGATATGCGGTTGTAGACTGCGAGAAACACATCGACGTTGATTCGGAAAAAATCGTAATTATTCGCAACTATGGCGACAAAACGCTTTTGCCGGAAATCGCCGTAACCGGTGAGGTCAATGTAACCTTTAACGGCTCGACGCTGACGCTCGACGAGGGCGAATATCGGATTGCCGGGTTGCGATTGAAGAGAGGCTCGAACGTTATCGGCTTGACCGGTAATGGCTCGATCACATTCGCATATCGAGAGGCGGTGTTGTAAATGTATCAAATTTACGCAGACGACACGCTTATTTTTGATAGCACAATAGAAGATTTGAAAATAAATAAAGGTGAAATTACATTGGAGCTGAATAAATCCGGCTCCTTTGTTTTTTCTATTTATCCGGAACATTTTTATTATGATTCATTTGTGAAAATGAAAACGGTTATAACCGTGTATAAATCCGGCGATATTGTTTTTCGTGGTCGCGTGTTGGACGATTCTTGCGACTATTGGAACAACAAGGTATTAACGTGCGAGGGTGAGTTGTCCTTTTTGCAGGACTCGATAATTCGTCCGTATGATATCGCAGGAACACCGATTGGAATTTTCCAAAATTTCATCAGCGAGCATAATTCTCAAGTTGATGAATTTAAACGATTCAATATCGGAAAAATTACCGTTTCGAGTGATTCTATCGAGCGTGAAAATACCGCCTATGAGAGTGCGTACGCGAATATAACGAGTCAACTCGTCGACGGCGAGACTGGTGGATATCTTTCAATCACGCACGAAAACGGACAACAAAAACCAACGATTCATTATTTATCCGATTTCGAACACGTCGCGAGTCAAACGATCGAATTTGGTAAAAACCTAAAAAATTACATCAAGACGAGCAAAGCAAACGAAATCGGAACGGCTTTGATTCCGATCGGCGCGGATCAACTTACGATTGAAAGTGTAAATAACGGAGTCGATTACATCTATTCACCGGAGGCGGTCGCGCTTTATGGTTGGATTTTTAAAACGGTCGAATGGTCGGAAATCAAAACCGCAAGCGAATTAAAAGCAACCGCCGAGCAATATCTAGAAACGTTGGCAAGTCAAACGGTAACGATTGATTTAAACGCAATTGATTTACATTTACTCGATGCATCGATTGAGAGTTTTAAAGTTGGCGATTATATTCGTGTAATAAGTACACCTCATAATTTTGACGCGACTTTGTTGTGTAATAAACAAACGCTCAATCTGTTAAAGCCGGAAAACGATACCGTCACACTCGGTCACACGGTGCTGATGTTCTCGCGATACGACGATGCGACGATTAAAAAGAGCGTAAACCAATTAAATAATAAACTCGTATCGATAAGCTCGACCGCAATCGAGGCGAAAACCGAGGCTCAAACCGCTTTGATTGAGATTGAAGAATTAAAAGAACAAGGATTTGACGTTGATTTGACGGAAGTTTGGAACGCTATCAATCAACACACAATCGACATCGAGGTAAATACGACCAATATATCCATAAACGCGGACGCAATCGCCGATTTGTTGGCGCGAGTTGGGGCGTTGGAGAATGGTGGACAAAGTGATCTGCCTAGTGGATATACGCCGTTATTGTACATCGAATCAAGCGGTACGCAGTATATTGATACTGGGTTTAAGCCAAATCAAGATACAAGAATTGTGTTCGATGGGTATAACGATGCTACAAATTCCGGGTGGACATTTGGTGGTTGTACTTCCTTAACATCCAATCAATTTATGTTTAGTTGTAGTTCGGCTAATTCCTTTCGATATGGCTCGACAGGTGTTTCGTTGGCAAATGTACCAATAGGACATTTTGTTGCAGATTTGAACAAGAACACGTATAAGTTAAATAATGAAACTGGCAGTTTAAGTTCCCAAACTTTTTCTTGCCCATACACCGCATATTTATTTAAAGTCAATTCCGCAGGAACTGCGAGTACAGGGTCGTTTATTGGTAAATTATATTCTTGTCAAATCTATGACAATGGCACTCTTGTTCGTGACTTTGTTCCTTGCCTTAATGTTAGCGGTAAATCCGGCTTATATGATAAGGTGAATGGTGTTTTTTACGGAAATGCCGGCACCGGTGAATTTATGTATAGTGTGTCGCGAAAATTACCGGACGGATATACGCAATTGGAGTATATCGAATCGAGCGGTACGCAGTACATTGACACCGGTATAATCGGAAAAGCAGGCGTAACGATGGAGCTTGATTTCAGCTCAATGGGTACAGACCTTTCAAATTATCTTCCGTGCGGTTGTGCGGATTCTTCTTACACCAAACGATTTTATCCAGTTGCAACGCAAAATACGGCAGGAAATTGGTCTTATGGTTTTGGTAATTGGTACAACTCAAATGCGAGTGCTAATGCAAAAACAAGATATAAGACGGTGACGGTGTTGAAAAACGGACAACAATCACTTACCGTTAACGGAGAAACTGTTTTAAGCGGAAGTTTATCGTCTGCATCTACACCAAACATTAATATTTATTTGTTCGGCATAAATTACGCAGGAACAATAAATACAACAGGTTCTACAAGATTGTATGGTTGCAATATGTATGAGAATGATGTTCTTGTTCGTGACTATGTGCCTTGTAAAAATCCAAGTAATGAAATTGGGTTATATGATATAACAAACGGCATATTCTATCCAAACGCCGGAACAGGCTCTTTCGTTGGAGGTGTGTGATGAGCGAGACTATATTGGCGGTAGTGATAGGCGAGTCGATTGCCTTGTTGATTTGTTTAATCAACAATCATTTTCAAATGAAAAGCGTCAAAGCAAAACACGATGAGACGATTGTGTTGATGGATTATAAATTGACCGAATTAACCAAAAAAGTCGAGAAACACAATAATCTCGTCGAGCGAATGTATAAGTTAGAAGATTACAAGGATTTGATTGATGAAAAAATAAAAGTAATCAACCATAGAATCGATGATTTGGAAAAGGAGGAGTAAAAATGGACGAAAAATTACAAGTAAAAGCGACGACAATCGCGAGAACGCTCGTTTTAATTTTGGCGTTAGTCAATCAAATTTTAGTGACGACCGGACATAGCGTGTTGCCGTTTACCGATGAAGAGGTCGAAATGTTTGTAACGACTGCGTTTACCGCTTGCGCGTCCTTGTGGGCGTGGTGGAAAAACAACTCCTTTACTATTGAGGCTAAACAAGCGGACGAGTATTTGCAGGAATTAAAAAACGGAGGTCAATAAAATGAAATCCGATAACGAGCTTTTTGTTGATAAAGTTGGAGAGCTTGCAAATCTCGATATGCAAAAAACCGGAGTCCTCGCGTCCGTGACCGTTGCTCAAGCAATTCTTGAGAGCGGTTACGGTAGGAGCGAGCTTGCAATCGAGGCAAACAACTATTTCGGAATGAAAGCGTCGCTCTCCGGAAACACTTGGGCGAGCGCGTGGGACAACCAGTCGATTTATTCTAAAAAGACAATCGAACACGATAAAGAGGGAAATGCTTTTTTCGTGGGTGCGAATTTTCGCAAATATCCAAATTTGCAAACGAGCATAAACGATCATTCGTTGTATTTAATAGGCGCGAGAAAAGGTGCTGAATTGCGATACAAAGGTCTCGCAGGAGAAAAAGACTATCGAAAAGCAATCCAAATTATTAAAGACGGCGGTTATGCGACTGACGTTAATTATGTAGAAAAGGTTTGCGATTTGATAGAGCGTTGGGATTTAACAAAATTCGATAAAATAGAGGAGTCGAACGAGTTGAAAATCAATCAAAATCCGAATTTCAAAACGCACAACACAACGAAAAGAACGGAGCAGATTGAATACATCGTTATTCATTACGTCGGCGCAACCGGTGACGCGGAGGCGAACATAAAACATTCAAATAAACCAACCAGTCAATCTGCCTCGGCAGATTTTTTTGTTGGACATAATGGCGACATTTGGCAATATAATCCGAATCCGAGAGAACGCTATTGTTGGAGTGTCGGAGGCTCTCGACAATCTGCATACGGCGGTCAATTTTATAAAACTGTAACCAACAAAAACAGTATTAGCGTCGAGATGTGCGTTAAAACGAAAGGGAGCAAATATGCAAACTCGCACGATTGGTATTTTACAAACGAAACACTTGTCTCGACGGTTGAATTGGTTAAACATTTGATGAAAGAATATAATATTCCCTCGTCGAGAGTTATTCGTCATTATGATGTTAACGGCAAACTTTGTCCGGGTGTGTTTGGTTGGAATAAGCCGAGCGGAAACGAGGACGCTTGGTACAAATTCAAAAGTCAACTCGGCGCGGATTGGACGACACCATTTAAGGTGCGTGTGAAAATCGGAGATTTGAATATCCGAGAGGGCGCAGGATATAAAAGATATAAAGCGGTCGGATATTGCCCGGTCGGACTTTTCACGATCGTTGAAGTGAAAGAAAATGACGGTTATACTTGGGGCAAGTTGAAAAGTGGACGCGGTTGGATTGCTTTAGAGTACTGTGAGAGGCTCTAGGAAAGGCGTGGAGCGGTCAAACGGTGCTAGGTCGACTAATTTATCGACCGCGAAATTTTAAGCCGTCAAAACGGCTAATTTTAAAGGACTAGGATATTTTCCTAGTCCTCTTTTTTTGTTTATAATTTACCTAACATTTTGCACCCATTTAGAGAAGTTCGTTAAAACGGAGGTGTCTATATGGGTGCATACATAGATTATTATTGACTAATTGATACATATTCGGTATAATAAAGGTGTCTATATGTAGTATGTTTAGTGCTTTCGAAAATTCGCTTGTCGGTTATAAATCGGCAGGCGTTTTTTCGTTTACAGAAAAGACGCTCCGGAGAGCGTCACTTTAAGCACAAAAATATCTTTTACCGTCGGACAGTTGTTTTTTGGACAAATGAAAGTCGTCGCCTATGGTCTTAAAGAATTGCTTTTTGCCGAGTGTGTGTTTATAGCGGTGATCGGTGCAATATCTTTGGTACCGGTCGAAAAGGTCGGTTGTTGGAAATTCGGTAAGATAAGCAATATCGATATTGTAATCTTGAATCCAACTTGTATACGAGTCGTTTAAGTCCGCTCTTAATTCGAGAGTTGTCGCAGGAGCTTGAAAAAACTCCGGGTATAATTCTTTAATTGCTTGAATTTGATAACGAGAGGCGCGAATAATATACTTCGCAACGCGAGCGCGTTCCTCGTAAGAGGGGAGTTGTGAAGTTTCGGTGAGTGCGTGGAGTTGTTGTTCCATTTGATTGAATGCGTTTATAAATTTCAATTTCCATTCTAGCACGAGAGGATTTGTATTATTAAATCCCATTACCAACAATACAAACGCGTCACGATCCAAATAATACATAGGATAAAATTGTTGGTTTTGCTCGTTTAGATATTCGGCTCGTTCGATGTAGGGGGTGTGTCCAAAAGTGGTCACACCGTTTAATTGCTCGATTAGAGTTTCGATGTCTCTCAAAATGTGGTTATGATGTTTGTTAAATTTTTCAGCAATGAGTAAAGAAGTCGTAACCAATTTTTCATTTTTCTCTTGCACTAAATTAAAATCCATAGTATAATCTCCTTTGTAGATTATTGTAAAAAATTGTAGATTGTTGTCGAAAAGCGTCTCTCGTTAATCTTTGATTTTAGCGAGGGGCGTTTTTCATTTTCTAGGTAAACTTTTCAAACCTAATAATAAAATGTCGACGTAAGCCAATCTTTCGTTGTAGCAGACGGTTTTTAATTCTTCAAATTCTGCAACGGTCATTTTAATCGTGATACTTTTACTTCTCGTCGGCTCGGTTGATTTTGGTCTACCAACTTTTTTCTCGTTCACACAATCACCTCCTCCGTGAACACTTTGAATTATACAACCATTCATAAATATAGTAAATACTAAATTTACTGAAAATATATAAATGATTTTTATATCGTATAAATTATTCTTAACGAATTTTCGCAAATTATATTTAAATGGTAGACGCTCCGGAGAGCGTCTTTTTTTAGTTTAGCAGAATTTCCAATGAATGTATACGTCGTCGTTATCCAACTCAATATAATAAATCAAGGACTCGATAATCGCTCGGATTGCGTCGAAATCACCATATTTAAACACTCGGTCGAAGTTGGCGACAATCTCTCTCGCGTCCTCTTCGGAAAGTCGACCGCTCTCGGCGTTGAGGTTGTCCAACTCCTGCGATAGTTGTCGGCGTTGATTGTTTAAAGGATCAATTTTAGCTTGTACTTGCTCAATGGTAAATTTTCCGATTCCGTACAAATCCATAAATCGAGAGATTTGCTCGTCTATTTTCTCGATTTCTTTTTCGAGAATTTCGATTTTATTCGGCTCGCTTTTTCGATTTTGTTTCTCTTGTTTGAGGTCGTGCAAGTATTGGTTATTGAGCGCGAGTTTTTTTATTTCGCCGATAACCAAATCCTCAAGCTCTTCCATTCTCCAATTTTTATTTTTGCAGTTTGGATCCTTAATCATCGTTTTTAATTTTTTATTTCGCGAGTAGCAGGAATAATAATAGAGTGTTGAACCGTCTTTTCTTGTTCTTCCACCTCGGTATTTCGTATACCGTCCTCCGCAATGTTTACAATATAACAAACCTCCGAGATAGGTTGAGATGTGACCGTTACGGTGTCCGCTTAATTGGAACGCGTCTTTGCGGTCGTTCATCATCTTAATGGCTTTATTAAGCGTTTCCTCGTCGATAATCGGCTCGTGTTCGCCTTTATAATATTCGTCGTGCCATTTTACATATCCTGCCGGAACTTTGGATAGCAGAATGTCGCGAATTGTTTTCGTACTCCATTTTCCGTTTTTATGCTCGTAACCTTTGAGGTCGAATATTCGCTCGATAGAACGAATCGGTGTACCTTTAAGAAACAAATCGATAAGTTCGCGATATTGCATCGCCTCGTATTCGTTAATCACCAACTTTCCTTGCGTGAGGTCGTAATCGTATCCGATATGAACATTTTTACCGCCAGTCCATTTTCCCTCTTTGGCTCTCGCCTCTTTACCCATCATCATACGCTCTTTAATTTGTTCGCGTTCTAATTGAGCGAATACTGCTAAAATACCAATCATCGCACGACCAAACGGAGTCGATGTGTCAAAATTCTCATTCATCGATACGAAATCCGTATCGTTTGCGAGAAATACTTTTTCTATTAAATAAAGCGTGTCCAATTGCGAACGACTCAAACGGTCGAGCTTGTAAACCAAAACTTTATCAATCTCTCCGCTCTCTACATCTTTAATCATCTCACGCAGTCCCGGACGGTCTGTGTTGCCTCCGCTATATCCTGCGTCGGTATAGATTTTATAAATTGACCAATCCATCGCCTCGCAGAATTTTTTTAGGCGTTCGGTTTGTTCGCCGATTGAATATCCCTCTTTTGCTTGCTCGGCAGTTGAGACTCGAATATACACGGCGATTCTAATTTTTCTCATTGTTTTCCTCTTTTCTTCCAAAAAGAGATATGATATAATTTTAGTATGTTTTCAGTCCATATCTTTTTTTGGATTGATTTTTTCAAAACCTTATCGATTGCCGTCGATGAGGTTTTTTTTCGTTTTTATAACAAAAAACACTTTTTTTCTTAAAATTCTATATATATTTATATATTTATATATTTATATATATTATTATATTTTTTCTTAAAGTTAATAAAAAAATAGTTTTTGTTATAAATGTACTTCAAATAGCGTTATTATCGTACTTTTTCGGTATAACAAAACGTAACAAAAAACACAATCCATTTTTTACCAATTAGTATTTTTCAATTTTCATTTTTTCGATTTTTTAAAAAGTACCTCTTTTTGTTGGAAAGTGTTATACCATTTTGTTGATTATTGAGAGTCGTTTGGTGGTTGTTTTGTTTTGCGTCTCCTCATAAAACGACCATCCGACAACGCGTCAATATCCAAATTAAGAGGTCGACATATCTTTATAATCGATTGGATTGTCGAATTATTAACACCTCGCTCCAATACACTTTTCAATGTTGAATACGGAATGCCGTTGGTTACACAAAAATTGTTCAAACTTCCATAACGTTTTTCGATTAGTATTTTTAGTTTTTCTTCAACCGTCATATATACACCTCCTTTATAGATGTAACCTTATTTTATATTATGATTTGCGAAAATTCAAGAAAAATTTTCGATTTTTCGCAATTTTTTTTCGAAAATTCGATAATGTAATACTTAAAATTATATTGAAATAATAATAAATTTTGAGATATGTAAAAAAATTTCTAAAAAAATCAAATTTTCTATTGACATTTGCGAATTTTCGCATATAATAAAAATCAGAATTTGCGAATTTTCGCAAACGAAATACTATTTTGATATAGCTTTTAAGGGGGTGAGATAATGTATCCTAACTTCAATGCAGAATTGGCGAGACTGGGTTGGACTCGCGGAGATTTGGCTTGTAAGATGAATGTTACATCTTCAACCATTTCTTTAAAATTAAACGGTAAATCTCCGATTACTTTAAGAGAGGCGAAAGAGTTGAAAAAAGCAATCAACTCCGATTTACCTCTTGAGATTTTATTCGAGGAGGCGAGCAAGGGTTGATTTTTCACGTTTTAGCGGACGGAAAAATCGTGGACGATATAAAAGGCTACGAGTTACCGTTCGACGAGTTTGAGACGCTTTACGGCGTTGTGAGTGACATTGTAAAAGGAGGCGAACACAATGAAGAAAATATTTCATAAGTTTTGTGGTTTAATCATTATGAGCGGTTGCTTGTTGTTGATGCTCACCGCAGGAGCGAGCGACAACAATATGATCGGATTGGCTCAAATATTTATTCAACAAGCAATCTCCATCGGTTTAATTGGTCTCGGTGCGATAGGTTTAAAGACTACCGGGTTTCAATGTGAGGAGGTGTAAGAATGACATTCGAAATAGGCGACCGCGTGAAAATGACGCGAGGCAACAATGTATACCTCGGTGAGATATCCACCGTAAACGAAAATATACGAATGGCAGTCGTATCTCTCGATAACGGACAATTTGAAAAAGTGTCGTTCGATTATTTGGAATTATACGAAGAAACGAACGAGGCTCCGGACGATGTTATATCGATTAGTCGCGCCGAATTTATTAAAAGGTGTAAAGATGTTCTAATCGAGCAAGCCGGTAAAGATTGGACAAAGACATTATATTATTTGTCCGCGCTAGAGATCATTGATGCGGAATTGGCGAAGATGGAATATGACTCTTGAATTATTCCGACATCAAAAAATCGCGTTGTCTCATTTGCGATTAAATAAATCTTTCGCGCTCTTTATGGAACAAGGCACCGGGAAAACAATACCGTCGCTTTGTAGAACGTTGGAATTGTTGAAAGGTGGTAAAATCCAAAACGCTTTAATCGTTGCGCCTAAATCGGCTCTCGGAGCTTGGGAGCGAGATATAGAGAAATTCGACGAGCAGGACGCGAAAATATTAAAAGGTGCAGTAACGCTCATCAATTACGATAAGGTGTGGCGAAACGAGAAAAAGTCTCCGTATTATAAAAAATGGGATTGTATCATTCTCGATGAGGCTCACTCAATAAAAAATCGAACGAGTAAAAGATCGAGCTTTTTGTTAAAGTTGGCGAGTCAAGCAGAATATAGATACATCTTGACCGGAACGCCAATATCAAACGGACAACTAGAAAACATTTGGTCATTGTATGCTTTTCTCGATTGTTATGTCGAGCGAGGAAATGTTTACTCGAACATCTTTAAACGATATATGGAGTCGAGCGAGAATAAAACTTTCAAAGGCTCTTATAGTGAGTTTTTGGATAGATATTGCATTTTGAATATGTACCACAAACCTAGCTCGTACATAAGGGTAAACGAATTACAAAATATCATAAACGAGTATTCTTATAGAGTTAAAAAAATAGAATGTCTTGATTTACCGGATAAATTACCGGACGAAATAATCAAGGTCGATTTGCAGGAAAAAACGCTTTATAAAAAACTCGCGACCGAGTCCGCTTTATTGGACTTTGAGATTCTCGCAGAAAATCCATTGTCGCGACTTGTAAAACTCCGACAACTTGCGAGCGGTCATATAAAGATGGACGACGGCTCAATCGTCGAAACGAAATGCGAAAAATTGAGTGTATTACAAGAAATCATCGAGGGTTTTGAAGATGATAAAAAACTTGTTATCTTTGCCGAGTTTAAATATTCAATCGCAAAGATTTGTGAATTACTCGGAAAAATGAAAATCAAGTATGTGACACTTGACGGCGACCAAAAGGATAAAACGATTTGGCGCAAATTCCAAAGTGATAAAAAAATTCGCGTTATCGTCTGCCAGTATCAAACGGCGAGTGCGGGAATTGACCTTTTTGCAAGTGATACGATCATTTATTACGAGCCGACATTGAGAAGTAATATTTTAGAACAAAGTAGAGATAGAATACACCGCACCGGGCAAGTAAACAAATGCTCTTATATTCATTTGTTGACGCGTGGAACGGTAGAGGTCGATATATATAGGGCATTGAGCGGATATGCGGATTTCTCCGAAAAACTGTTCACCGAATATATTGGCTCTTATAGGAGAAATTTCTCCTAAAAATTTTTTGATACAATTTGCGAAAATTCGCAAACGGAAAGAGGGTGTTATCGTGGCGTATTGTAAAAAAAGCGCGTTGATTGGGATTGTGTTGTTGATTATTTTGATTTTGGCAGGATTTGCGAATGACGAACAAGAGGACACAACAAAACCAATTCGCGAGCCGATTTTTAAAAGCGTAATATTCGAACAACCAATGTGTTTTCCGATTGGCGAGTACACTTTAACCGCCTATTGTGCGTGTGAGAAGTGTTGTGGAGATTGGGCAGACGGTATCACCTACACCGGAACAGTTGCAACCGAGGGACGAACGATTGCGGTTGATCCGAAAAATATACCGCTAGGCTCAACGGTCGAAATTTACGGCAAGCAATATATCGCTGAGGATATCGGAGGCGCAATAAAACAAAATAGAATCGATGTATTTTTCGAATCTCATTCGGAGGCGTTGAAATTCGGAAAGCAAAAAGCAAAGGTTTATTTGATTAAATAGGAGGTTGTCCAATGAGCGAGAAAAAACGGTGTGTAATTTGCGGTTGTAATCTTTATCCGAATAGCGAATTTGATATTTGCGATTGTTGTTTAGACGATATTTACGAAAGAGAATCGACGCGTGAGGAGGTATATAGAGGAATATGAGAAAAAAAAACGGACAAACGTCGTTTGATTGGTGATTAGATGAAAATTTATATTTATGACCTAGAGGTTGTCGAGCAAGATTGGATTGCAGTTTTTAAGCGACCGGAAGATGATGCGAAACACATTGTAATTCACAACGACGCATACCGATTGAGAGAGTTTATAACGCAAGAGGATATTGTCCTTTGTGGATTTAACAACAAACATTACGACGACCATATATTAAAAGTAATATATCACGGTGGATCTAATGTTGAGGTTAAACGTTGTAGTGATTTTATCGTTGAAGAAAAACAAAATGGTTGGGATTTTCCGTTTTTACGATACAAGAAAAAACCTTTTAAGTCGTTCGATTTAAAAGACGATTTGCCTAGAGATTTAAGCTTGAAAGCAATCGAGGGTAATATGAGACTACCGATTGTCGAGTCTTCCGTATCTTTTAAAATTAAACGAAAATTGACAGTCGAGGAGTTAAACGACCTTATTTACTATTGTAAAAAAGACGTTGACGCAACTTGTATGTTATACCAAAAGCGCAAAGAAGACTATTTGGATGCAAAGGCTATGGTTGCAGAAATGTATGGTTTTTCAGCAATTGACGGATTGAGTAAATCAAACTCAACTTTGTCCGGTCTTGTGTTGGGTGCAAAAAACGTACAACGCGACGACGAGCGTGATTACATCGTTCCGGACAACATCGATGTCAATTTAATTCCTAAAGTTGTTCTTGATTTTTATATGTTGATTAGAGATAAGTCGATACCGAGTGAAAAATTGTTTGGAGACGGTAAAGGTAAAAAAGGAATGACGCAAAGATTTTGGTTGAAAACCGCTCGCGGAGCGTGTCCGGTTACTTGTTCTTGGGGTGGTATACACGGCGGTAAACCTTGCGTAACGATTGAAGAAACCGAACAACGAGCGATTTTAAATTACGATGTCGCGAGTCTATATCCCAATTCAATGATAAATTTCGGATATTGTTCTCGCTCGATGGAAAATCCTAAATCGTTCGAGCAACTTGTAAAACGCAGACTGGAATATAAAAAAGCAGGACAGAAAAAAGAGGCGAACGCGTTAAAGTTGGTTGTTAATACCGTGTATGGTGCAATGTTGAACAAAGACAACGCGCTCGAGGATAGATGGGCAGGACGGAGCGTTTGTATATCTAATCAACTCGCTATAACGATGTTAATCGTAATGTTGGCGAAAAAATGCGCGTCGATTGATTTTATCAATATTAACACCGACGGTATAATGTTCGAGCTTGACCGAGATGAAATCGCACTCGCCGAAAGTATTATATCCGAGTGGAGCGACAAAACAAAATTCGAAATGGAACGCGACGATTTCAAAAAAGTCATACAAAAGGATGTGAACAACTATATCGGTATTATGACCAACGGAAAAGTCAAAACCAAAGGCAGTTTTATTTCGTCTTATGGTGGCGGTAATTTCAAAAGTAATAGTATGTCGATATTGGACAACGCGGTTGTTGAATTCTTGGTAAAAGATATTCCAATCGAAAAAACAATAAACGATTGCCCCGATATTTTCGCTTTTCAACGAATTGAAAAAACCGGTAGCACATTCGAGGGATCATATCAATATGTTAACGGCGAACGATTCCCAATCCAAAATGTAAATCGCATATACGCGACAACACGCAAAGAATACGGTCAAATTGTAAAAGGTAAATGGATTACCGAAAAACGCAAAAAAGATAAAGCGTCCGGAAAAATGATAAGTACACCGGTCGAGCCTCCCATTTGGCAGGAAAACACTTTACCGGATTGTCCGGAACACGCAATTATCGATAATGAAAACAAATTAACTGTAAACGATATCGATAAAAATTACTATATCGATGTGGCAAAAAAGAGAATCGATAAATATTTGAATATCGATCCGAAAGTACAACGAGAGTTGGACAAAATTAAAGAGGAGGTTGTCATTATGGCAGAAAAAAAAGAAACCAATGAGCCGATGAATGTTTATAAAAAACTTCTCGAGGCTCGCAAGAGATTTTTAGAGGCACCGGTTAAAAAGAGCGGTATCAACAGACACGCGGAATATAAATATTTCGAGCTTGAAGATATCGTACCGGTTGCGGAAAGTATTTTTTATGATTTGGGATTATTGTTCATTGTGCAATTCACAAAGGACGAGGCGAGCGGTACGTTAATTAACACCGACAACACCGACGAGATGATTGTATTTACCTCTCCTATGGTAGAATTGACCGTCGTAAGCAAAGAGGGCGTTGAAAAAGCTCCTGCCGGAATGAATAGCGTTCAAGCGTTAGGTAGCACCGAAACATATCAACGTCGTTATTTATATATGACTTGCTTGGACATTGTAGAGGCTGACGCGTTTGACGCAACACAAGGAAAACCAATCGTTGAGGACGACGGAAAAGTTGTGGAAATCACGAAAGGTAAGAAAAACCGTCCTGCAACAACCGAGGAGCGTCAAGAAACAAAAGAACAATTGACCGGTGTTGATGAATCGGCTGACGATATGCAAAAGAAAGCAATCAAGCGCGGATTGAAAGCATTGAGAGAGAAAGACGAAAAATACGAGCCTTATATCTCCGAAGTTTTGAAAAAATTAAAAAGTGACATCAGCAAAAAAGAGGCAGAGGACTTGTTGATTGAAGTTGGTGAAAAAGTAAATGAATAAGTTGAAAGTCGGTCAAAAAGTTTTTACCATTAACGCCGATACAAACGAGCTTGACGAGTGGACTTATGGTGGAGATTTTACGGCACAAAAAGACAAGCTTTTGCATTTGGTCAACGGTAAAAAATATTGCTATTTGCCGGAGCGATGTGTGTATGGAACAGAATCGCAGGCACGAGAAATTTTGAAAAAATTTTAACCACAATTTGCGAAAATTCGCAAATGAAAAAGGAGTTTTTGACGCTTGAAGTTACTGCACGGTGATTGTTTAGAGTTAATGAGTAATATATCGGACAAAAGTATCGATTTGATTTTATGCGATTTACCATATGGAACGACTGATTGTAAATGGGACGCAATTCTTCCGTTTGAGCGATTGTGGAGGCAATACGACAGAATAATAAAAGATAACGGCGCGATAGTGTTGTTTTCGGCGCAACCATTTACGACTAAATTGATAAGCAGTAATTTGAAAAAATTTCGATATTGTTGGTATTGGAAGAAGAACACCGCGACCGGATTCTGTTTCGCCAAATATCAACCGATGCGGAGAATCGAGGATATTTGTGTTTTTTACAACAAAAAGCCGACGTACAATCCGCAAGGCTTGATTAAATTAGAAAAGCCGATAATGAAAGATCAACGAAATATGAAAGACACGATTTACGATAAAAACGGCTTGAATAAACAATTTACGCAACAATACACAAATTATCCAAAAAACATCTTGGAATTTGAAAGCGTAACGACTAAAGAGCGTTTTCATCCGACTCAAAAACCGGTTGCATTGTTGGAGTATTTAATTAAAACGTACACCAACGTCGGAGATGTTGTTCTTGATAATTGTATGGGTAGCGGTAGCACCGGAGAGGCTTGTCGAAATTTAAATCGACGATTTATCGGTATTGAGCAAGACGAGCGTTATTTTAAAATCGCAAAAAGTAGATTGGAGCGAGACGATGAAACAAGCGCGGATTTTGGCGAAAGAAATTAGACGTAAACAAAAAGCACTCGGAGAAACAAAATCAGTTTATTTGATGAATGATTATGCGAAAAGTATTTACGCCGACATCAACGAATTGAAATTTTATTGTAAGCAGAAAAAATTAAATTTTATTGAGGTAATGAGGGAGTGATAATGTGGAGTTTTTAGAGAGCAATCGGATTAAAGTTGATCCACCGAAAAAACCAAAGAAATTAACCGCGACGCGATTTGCGACCATTATGGGTTTAAACGCTTGGTCGACTCCGTTTTCTGCGTGGTGCGAAATGACGCGCACATATGAAGAGCCGTTCGAGGAGAACATTTACACCAACGCCGGTAAAATTATCGAGCCGAAAATCGCGAAGTATTTGAAAAGTCGTTATTTTATGAACATTAAAAGTCCGAGCGACGTTTACGGCGAGGATTATTTTAAAAAAACTTGGGGCGACTTCTTTCCGGGTGTCGAGGGACTCGGCGGAATGTGGGATTTTCTCGGTGACGACTTTGTCGTTGAGGTTAAAACCACAAAGCGTGTGGAGGACTGGAAAGGTGTCGACGGTAAGGTTGAGCCTCCAATCTATTACAAGCTACAAGCGAGCCTATATGCCTATTTGCTAGGCTTTGATGATGTCGTAATGACTTGTTCGTTCTTGGAGGACAACGACTATCAATTCCCGGAGAAATTCGAGCCGAATGTAAATAATACTGTGGTATTTGAATTTAAAGTTTCCGAGGCGTTCCCAACATTCAAAGAGTCATATATTGATCCTGCTATGAAGTTTTGGCGAGAAAACGTTTTAACCGGTATATCTCCGGAATTTGATGAGAAAAAGGACGCGGAAATTTTAAAGGTATTAAGAAAAAACGTAACCGAGGCGAGCGACGAGGAAATTTCGAAACTTATGGACGAGGCTGATAAGCTCCGAATCGCATTAAATAAAGCCGAGGCTAAATTGGAAGATAAAAAGAAACGCTTAAAAGAAATCGAGGACACGGTCAAAAAGTCAATGATGAAACAATTCCGCGACGGCGACAAAAAGGTCGAAATCGGCACAAAAAAAGCCGTTTGGACTTTAACAAAGTCGGAGCGAAAGAGTTTGGACAACAAAGCATTAAAAGAGGAATTACCGGATTTGTTCGAGCGGTATTCCAAAACAACCGAGGTTTACACCTTAAAAACGGCTGATATTGCCGAATAAATAAACACAAAGGGGATGGAGTTTTATGAAATTCGAGAAATTTTTAAAAATGGTAGGTACTCACGGCGAGGTCGTGGAGGTAAATGAAAACGAGAAATGGTTGGTGTGCGGTGGCGTTGGAATGAAGATTCCATATGGAGTTGACACTTTACTCGGCAAAAATTGGAATAGTAATTACGCATCAATTATCGATGTGATTCACGGTGCGGAGGCCGACGACTTGTTGACTTTGCGACGTGCTGAAATTTTCGAGCCGAGTGGAAATGCAAGTGCTATATATCGCATTTTCGAATCCGAAATCGGAAACGCAATCGGTATCACAAATGCCGATTACGGCTTGATTGAGAAAAAAGATTTATTGAGCTATTTGGAAATCGATATTTCCGAGGATGAATTGGACGAGGACATCATTAAATATATGTTGGTATTCGGACAAAACGGCGAATTGCAAGGATATATCACCGGATCAAATAGATTTTAATTTTAGGAGGAAATGAACAATGGCAAAAATTAAATTGAGCGAAAGCAATTTCAAAATGATTAACGAGGGTTATCACATTTTTAAAATTATGGAAGTGAACGACTCTAAATATGAGGACTTTGGAAAATTGGAAGTTAAAATGCAGAACGCCAAAGGCGAAACACACATCGAGCGTTTTAGTTTGTTAAACACCAAAGGAGATTTGAACGAGGGCGCATTAAAGGCTTGGAGTTATTTCGCAAGAAATTGCCTCGGAGATTTCAAAGCCGACGAAATCGATACACAAGACATTATTGGTTGCTTTGTTGGTGCAACGGTTAAGCACGAGGAGTACGACAAAAAAGACGGTGGCAAAGGTAAATCCGCTCGCTTGAGCGATTACAATCCGGAAAAAGGATTTAGCAATTCCGACGATGCGGACGATTTAGACTTGGACGACGAATTGGGCGATTTGGACTAATGACGCGAGAAAAGAAATTGCAAGACAAAGCAATCCAACACCTTAAAGAGCGAGGCATTTATTGCCTCAACCTTTACGGTGACGGCAGGAGTGGGAAAGGTAAGCCGGATATCATCGCTTGCATCAACGGTAGATTTGTAGCGTTCGAGTTGAAAGTCGGTAAAAACGAAATGCAGGACGACCAAAAAATCCACAAGTTGAGAATAGAGCGATCAAACGGCTTACACTTCTCGCCGTATACGATAGAAGAATTTTTAGCAATAGTTGAGGCAATAGAAAATGAGCAATCGGAAAGGTGCGAAAAATGAAAAATGAAAAATTTAACGCCTCCGGTTGTAAAGATTTAACCTCTTATCAAGCCTTAAAAAATGTAGAACGTGAGGGGCAATTTAAAAAGCTCCTCTCGACTATATTTTATATTTGTGAATTGGCAGGATTCGAGGTTGAGGGACGGATTGTTTTAAGAGATAAAAAAACCGGTAAAGTTTGGAGGTAAATGTATGGGAAAAAGTTGTATAAATTGCGAATACGCAATCTTGGAGAAGTTTGAAATACCGTGTTGCGAATGTGAAAATATACAAACAGAATTAGGAGGTGAGCCTATATATTCGAAATTTACGCCTATAAAAGACGACGCGGTAAATCATCCGACGCATTATACGGACGGAAAAATCGAGGTTATAGAGTTTATAGAAGATAAAAAACTCGGCTTTTGTTTAGGAAACGCGGTTAAATATATTTCTCGAGCAGGAAAGAAAAACAAAGAAAAAGAGGTCGAGGATTTAGAAAAGGCGATTTGGTATATCGAGCGTAGAATTAAAGAATTGGTTGGTGAAAAAAATGCTTAAATTTGAAAATACCGAGGTTTTTAATTTTGAGGGTGCTATTCGAGGAATGAGAAATCCGTTGAATAGTTGGACTAAAAGTGATAGTAAGTGGAACTGCATTAATCGAACAAGTGATTTTTTTTGCACCGGAGAATGCGACGATTGTGAAATTTACGGTTATGAATTGGGCGAAAACGATTTGACGCTTGCTCAAAAACTAATAAAAGCCGGTAGCGATCATCGTAAATTTATGAGACAAATTATGGTTTGTGTCGATATTACCGCTCCACTTTATTGGTGGAAAGAATTCAGTACTTATAAGGTCGGAACGGTTGCTAACAGTTGCTCGACGATGCACGCGATACACAAAAAAGAATTTGAGTTGTCCGATTTCTCAATCGAACATTTGTCTCCTTTCTCACTCAATCACTTTAATATTACTATCAACTTATTAAACGATTACCGAGCGGAATATAATTTGGCGACCGAAAAATTAAAACGAGATGGATTGAGTTACGCGGAACAAAAACACATCAAAGCGCAAGCTAAATATTTTTGGTGGCAAATGATCCAGTTGTTGCCGAGTAGCTACAATCAAAAAAGAACGGTAACGATGAGTTACGAAAACATTTATGCTATGCGTAAAGCTAGAAAAGGACACAAGCAGGACGAATGGTCTATCGATTTTATGAATTGGTCGGACGGTTTACCATATGCGGACGAATTATTTAATGTTTAAAGGGCGTGTTAAAAATGCAATATATCATATTGGACGGAAAAAATCCGACGCATAGTTTTAAAGACGGCGAGGGTGCGAAAACACTCGAAGAGGTGAAAGATTTCGATAATGTGGGTGTAATCGTCCCGGAGGGGTATGTTGTTCTCGATTTCGATACCACTTCCGACGCGGAGATAATGCTCAATATTGTTACGGCTTTAAACTTAAAATGTCGCGTAATGAAAACAACTCGCGGTGTCCATTGTTGGTTTAAGGCTCCGGAAGAGAGTCCGAAAAACTTTATAAAAAACCGCCTCGCTATCGGTATATATTGCGACCGCAAAGCAGGAGGAAGAAATGCATATGTAAAGATTAAGCAGGACGGAAAAGCTCGTAAATGGTTGCGAAAATTAAAACTTGAGGATTTGGAAGTCGTGCCGAAATGGTTGAGTCCGGTTTCCGCTCCGAGCGATAAATTTCAATTTAAAGAAATGGGCGACGGCTCCGGGCGTAATCAAGAGCTTTACAATTACATCGTCTATTTGCAAGCAAAAGGATTTAGTCGAGATGAGATTCGAAAAACAATCGAAATTATAAACGATTGGGTGTTTGAAGAGTCTTTGCCGGAGAGTGAAATCGCGACGATATGTCGAGATGACGCTTTTAAACCGGACGACGTTATTCAAGAACAAATACAAAAATCCAAAAAAAGCGCAGGCTTTAGACACGTCGAGATTGCGGAGGAGTTAATCGAGGAACATCGTCTCGTAAATTACAACGGTACAATATACGAATACCTCGACGGCTATTATCAACCTTGTGAGCAATTGGGTAAATATTGTCGCGATAAGGTATTTGGAATAAAAACAAGTCAACGTAACGAGATTGTTAATTACATTCTTGATATGAAGAAAGTTTTTAAAAAGGACATTAAAGTTAATCCGTACATTGTCAATTGCAAAAATACGCGTTTAGACATTCGAGACGGAACACGATTAGAATATGATCCAACCTATTTCGAATGTCTGCGATTACCGGTCGAGTATAATCCAAACGCTTATTCTGCCGATTTAGATAAGATGCTAAATCGAGTATTTTGTGGAGATAAAGACGTAATTGCGTTGTTTGAAGAAATGGTCGGTTATGGATTGATGGGACACGCTAAATTTGCAAAACTTTTTCTTTTTTGTGGTAACGGCTCTAACGGTAAAAGTACAATATTGGACTTGTTACGAACATTTGCAGGATTTGAAAATTGCTCGTCGTTGGGTATCAATGAAACGACAAGCACGTTCGGAAAAATCGAATTGGAAAATAAATTTTTTAATATCGGAGACGACATCGACAAAGAAATCGTAAAAGACACCGGAACGCTAAAACGCATTAGTGCAGGAAATGCGATAACTGTTGAGAACAAAGGCGAGAAAAAATATAGCACAACCATAACGACAACGCTTATTTATTCCGCGAATGAGATTCCGAAATCATTCGATAAGACAGACGGTTTTTATCGCCGGTGGATAATTATACCGTTCAATGCGAAATTCTCATCAACCGACGCGGATTTTGATCCGATGATTGGAGAAAAAATAACAACACCGGAGTCGTTGAGTTATATGTTGAATATGGCAATACGAGGAGCGCAAAGACTAATGAAAAACGGTAAATTCACCGAGCCTCAATCGGTTAAAGATGCTTTAGAGGCATATAAAGCAGACAACTCGACCGTTTTATCTTGGATTGAAGATAAGGACTTGAAAATCGATTATTTCCTCGACAATGCAAGAGATTTTTGTTATAGCGAGTTTGTTGATTGGTGCAAGGTTAGCGGTATTAAATCGACGAATATTACCGGCAAAAAGACATTCTTTAAAGAGCTTGTTCAAAAATACGACTTTGAAGAAAAACCAAAACAAAAGTCGGATAGTAAGCGTTACTTTATTATGAAAATTTAGGAGGTGGAAAAATGATAATTTTAATCGACGATTACAGTATAAAAACAGATAGTTTAAATTGGATTGTTTGCAAAAAGAGTGTTCGTATAAATAAAGACACCGGCGAAAAAGAGGATATTTACACCAATGTCGCGTATTGTTCGACGTTTGAATACGCGCTCGATAGTGCTTATCAAATGATATTGAGAGATAGAGTTTCCGCTCGCGAGTTGATGACTTTAAGCGAGGCAATCGAAACGGCTAAAGCAATTCGGAACGAAATCAAAAAGCTCGCGGAGGTGGAATAGATATGGTACGTAATTGTCCATTAATGACTATGTGTAATGAGGATTATCGAGGGATAAGATGTATGCTAACTGATTGTGCTTGGTGGGTCAAAGAATATGATTGTTGTTGTATTAAGGCTTTGGTTAGAGTGCTTTCAAGAAAGTGAGGTATAGATATGGATTGCGGTAAGACGGAAGTATTCTTGCGAGAGTTGGGAAGAATGTGTAAGGGGTTTTATGCAGAAGATTGCGAGAGATGTAGATTAAGCAGAGAAGAGAATGGCAAACAATTATGGTGTGATGATTTTATGTATGGTTACCCAAAAGAAGCAATAGAAATAGTGCAAAAATGGAGTGACGAACATCCGAAGAAGACAAGGCAGAGCGAGTTTTTGAAGATGTTTCCGAATGCGAAGATGAGTGGCGATGGCGTTGTATCTATATGTCCAAGTAATGTCGATACAACATTAGATTGTGTCCACAATAAAGGTTGTACGGAGTGTACAAGAGAATACTGGCTTGCGGAGGTGGAGTAGATGAAAAAGCTCTATGATTTAATGTGTGACAACTTTGTAAATTGGGTTGTTTTAATGATGTTATCGCTCGTTTTTCTTTTTACATTTTACGAGCCGTTGTTCTCGCTTGCGGTGGTAGTGCTTGCGACGATTTACACATCTTTCGGTCTCAACCGGCGAAAGATAGAAATAAAATATTTTTCGGACGATGTGCCGAGGCTCGAAAAGATTGAGCAGGGTGATTGGATCGACCTTTATTCTGCCGAGGACGTTCATTTACTTATTGGAGAATCCAAAGCGATTCGGCTCGGTGTTGGAATGAAGTTGCCGAGAGGATATGAGGCAATCATCGCTCCTCGGTCGTCAACTCTAAAATATTTTAATGTGGTCTGTGGTAATTCGATTGGCGTTATCGATAATAGTTACAACGGCGATTCGGACGAATGGCATTTTCTAGCTTATGCGACCGAGTACACGCATATAAAAAAAGGCGATAAAATTTGTCAATTTCGCATTGTGAAAAATCAACCATCGATTAAATTTCACGAGGTGAAAAATCTTGATGATAAATCGAGAGGTGGATTCGGCACGACCGGGACGAGGTGATGTTGGTTGTCGGAGAATTATTATAAATATACAGACGAGTATTTGTTGAGTGTTATTCGAGAACAAATAAAAGACGGTGTAATATCGAGTCGCGATGTAGACGCTAAAATTGTAGAGGCTTGCAGGAAACATTTCGAAAACTGGGAGAACGCTTGCGAAAAAGTGGGTGCAATATCCGCAAGTCGAAACCGTGAATTACTCAAGCAACAACGATTAAAGAATAAAAAAAGCAATCGACAATGGAGCATATGTGCTGATTGCGATCACACGGTGTCGATGAAATGCAGTTGGCATATCAATTTTACATTGCCTCCCGGAACGGAGTATTTTGTCAAAAAAGGGAGAGTTGACAATAAGGACATAGAACGAATTATTGTTACAAAATGCGATAATTATAAAGCTCCGGCAAAGCGGAGATCGTTACGCGATTTATAACACATTACAACAAAAACGGCTATTTTAACAAAATGCAGTTGTAGTTTTAAAAATTTAAAAACGACCGGAAAATTTAAAGATTTTTTTTTAAATTATAATTTTCAAGTTTTTTTGTTGAAAATATACCGATTTTGTTAAGTTTTTGTTAAAGGTTTTTCCAAATAATATTTTAAAATATCATATGATATTTTTTAAAATTCACTATATTATATTGATATTCTATAACACTATAACATAATAACATTATTTTTTATAAATTTAAGAAAATATATAATATATTATATATATAATATATAATATATAATATATATAGAGATTCAGCGAAAAAAGTGTTTTTTGTTATGTTTGATTTTTCGGAGGTGCGATTTTGAAAAATCAAGAGTCGGATTTGATAAAACAAAAAAAGCGGTGGTTGAAACGATACCGCAAACATAAGAGATGTATAATCCGCTTGGAAGATAAGCTCGAAACATTAAACGCTCGATTGAGTAGCGTGAAAGCGACAACATATAGCGGTATGCCGAGAGGCGGTGTACCGATTGGTAAAGATGATATGGTTGCGGAAAAAATCGAGCTTGAAAAAAGAATAGCAAGATTAAACGAAAAAGGCAAGCGGTTGAGAAATGAGATTATAGAAGTTATCGACGAGCTTGAAGATGAACGATATGCAATGGTGTTGGAGTCATTCTGTATTGATTGTTTAGAGCTTGAAGATATCGCGGACGACAAAGGTTATTCAACAAGACAAATATACCGGTTGTATTCGGAGGCGGTTGAGGAAGTAAATATAATGTCAGTATAATGTCAGTATATTGTCATTACATTTTCTGCGCCTCCGAGATAAAATGGTAACGTGGTAATCTAGCGAGATTGCTCATTGGACTATTGCCTCCGCAGGAAAGAGACTTAATGCGTCGAGAGACGTGTTAGGTCTTTTTCTTTTGGAGAGAAGAGGGTTGGATATGGCGGTATTAAAATCTTGTAATCGTTGCGGTAATTTGATTCCATACGGACGAGTGTATTGTTCAACGTGTGAGCCGATTGTAAAAGCAGAACGCGAGGCAAGATTGGCAGAATACAAACGAGAGAATGATAAGAGATACAATCGGAAAAGGGATCCTAAATATTCTCGATTCTACAACGGCTCGGATTGGAAGATGTTATCTGCTAGATATATGCAGGACAAAGGTTATCGGTGCGAGCGATGTGGAAAGATTGCTAGTCAAGTCCACCACAAGAAAGCAATACAAACTCCGGAGGGTTGGGAATTGAGGCTAGAGTATAACAACCTCGAGTTGCTTTGCTTGGATTGTCACAATGAAGAACACGAAAGATTTAAAAGAAGAACTACATATCGTCGTTCGAAATAAAGCCGTAGAGCCGTTAGAAATAGGGGGTACGAGTGTTTATACCTTTTTTCTTTTTTAAGCCGTCTATGGTGGCTAGAAACGTCTCACAAAGGGTAGGGGTGGGTTAAATTCTACCGCACTTTTTGGGGATAACGGCACAGGGGGAGGTCATTGCAGAAAAATCTCCTTACAAAAAACTTTAACGAGGTAAAGCAACGATAAATTTTAAAATAAACGACAAAGGGGTGTTAAAATGTTCGATATTATAATCGACCGCAATAAACGATACAAAGCCGACGATTTGTTCCAATGGGATACGCACGTTCGACTTGATATTTACGGCTTGAGTTTGGCTCACGCTCCGGAAATTCATTTTTCAAAAAGCGGAATGACCGAGGCGATTGTCAAACAATCCGAAATGACTAGAGACGGCATTATATCCGTTGAGGTGCCGGATATTGTTTTGCAAACGGCGAGCGCGTTGAACGTTTATATTTGTGGTTATGACGGCGAGGAGTTTCGCTCGTGGTATTCTCTCGTATTGAAAGTACAAGGTCGTATAAAACCGGCTGATTATATCGCCGAGGACGACGAGAAAATTTATTCTTATAATGCGCTTGAAAATTTGGTGAATAATACAGTTGTTGAGCTGACAAGAGCGAACGAGGATTTACACGCGACAATCAATGCGGAAAATACCGCGTTGCACAATCAAATTATCGATGAGGTAAATCATATCGTCGACACCAAATTACAAGAAACCGTCGCAAATGTTAATGAGGATTTAGATCACGCCGTTGGATTGGCTCTCGGCGCGAAAGCGTCGACGACAACTTTTAACGACGACGGCTCGATTTTGGTTTCTTATACAGACGGAACAAGCGAAAAAACAACTTTTAACGCCGACGGTAGTATTACCGTTGAGTATGATTGGGGCGAAAAAGGTAAAAAGAGAACGGTTACAACATTCGCCGATAATGGCGACATCGTGACCACATTTGAAACTATCGAGTAAAGGAGTTGAAAAATTATGCCGATTTGGGGGGAACTTAAAAAAGCGGTAAACGATAATTTTGATAAAGCGTTGAATGTTTTGATTCGCGAATGTGCCGACGAGATTAACGCCAACAATAAAAAATACACAACGCAAGTTGGAAACACGTTGCAACAAGCACTTATCACAAGCGAAGTGAATACAACCGCAAGCTCTAGTTATTATTCGAAAGCGACTTTTAGAGCTTTATTCGACGGATATATCGGCGTCACCGTGTCTTTGAAAAATAACGCCAGTCAAGCGAAAGGTTGGGCGCAACTATCGAACAAAACAACTGGCGATAGCATTGCAACGGACGCAATTACCGGATCAACATACACGACCGTACAAATAAACGGTTTGTGGGTGAATCGCGGAGATAAAATTTCTTTGGAGCTTAAAGCGTCGAGTAGTTATACGGTATATTGCAATTTGGCGACATTGAATTATGACATCATCGAATCGGACGCGTCGTTTGTGCCGAATATTAAGATGGAATAACAAAGGGAGAGTGAGCGCGAGATGTTTTATAAATCCAAAAGTTATCCAATCGGTGCGAACGTGATTGAAATATTTGTTTTCGACGACTTTTATTATTTCAAATCAAAAGATGCGAGTGAATTGTATACCGCTATCGACGAAAGCGAATTTAATGAAATGAAATCGACAATCATTCGAATGGAAAACGCCGAGGTTATGAATGAAAAATACGAGTTGTATAACGCCTTGAAAATTTTGTTGGGAGGCGAGTAAATGGATTTCGAATTATACGCAGAACAATTAAACAAAGCTATTCTAATGTTCGCGCAATCTTTAACGGACTCCGACGCAATGGAAATAGCAGTCCTTTATCCTGCTTATGTGGTTGGTAAAACTTATAAAGCCGACGAGATGTTTTCGTATGGCGTAAACGATGTCGGCGATCCTCAACTTTATCGAGTTGTGCAGGAACACATTTCTCAAGCAGATTGGATTCCTAGTCAAACTCCTGCGTTGTATACCGCAATCGGTTTAAATAACGAGGGTTATCCGGTTTGGAGTAAGCCGACCGGGGCACACGATGCATATAATAAAGGCGACATCGTGGATTATAACGGTACGTTATACGAGTCTTTGATTGACGGAAATATTTATTCTCCGGAAGAATATCCGCAAGGTTGGAAGATTTACGAGGAGGTGTAATGATTGATAAGTGCAAATTTTAAATCGTACAATAATTACATTGTCGACTCGTTGTATCAATGGGATTTAAACCAAAAACTCACCGTGGTTGGTTTAAATGTCGCGGTGGCTCCGGAGGTGCATTTCTCTAATTCGAATATGGAGCGAGCAATCGTTCGACAAGCGACGATGACGAATCGAGTGGTGTCCGTTGATATTCCGAATAGTCTTTTGCAAGACGCTTTGAGAATTTACGCGCATATTGGGATATATGAGGGCGATACCTTTACGACGATTGAGGTCGTTGAGATTCCGGTTATCGCTAGAAAAAAACCATTAGATTACAATATAGAAGATTCCGACGGCGAGATTTATTCTTTTAACGCGTTGGAAAATGCGTTAAATAACGCGCTCGCAAAGATAGCGGAATTAGAACAACGACTTGCCGTTTTAGAATAGGAGGCGATAAAATGGCAGGACAAAGGCAACCGCTAGCATTAGTACAAGCAAAAGGCAAAAAACATTTAACGAAAGCAGAAATAGCAGAACGACAAGCACGAGAAATCGCGCCGATAGCGGACGATATAACCGCACCGAGCTATTTAACTAAAAAACAAAAAGTTGAGTTTGACAAATTAGCGACTCAACTAAAAAAATTAAAAATTCTAGGCGAGACGGACGTTGACGCGTTGTCTCGCTTTATTATTTCAAACGATTTTTACATTCACGCAACAAAAGAGTTGCGAAAAAAAGATGTGAAAGACGATCCGTTTTTATTTGAACATTGGTCAAAAATTCAAGAGCGATATTTTAAACAATGTCGTGCAAGTGCAAACGACCTCGGATTATCAATCACAAGCCGTTGTAAATTGGTTGTTCCGGAAACCAAATCGGAAGTTAAAATCGAGAATAAATTCGCAAAATTCGAGAAAAAATCGGCGGTAAATGAGTAACGATAGAGTTACAGAATACGCCGAGCGCGTTGTTTCCGGGGAAGTCGTCGCCGGTGAGTTGCACATTTTAGCTTGTCGACGACACCTAAACGATTTAAAACGACAACGCACGGAGGATTTTCCGTATTATTACAATGCACAAAGGGCGCAAGATGTTATAAATTATGCCGAAACATTGACAGTCGCAGAGGGAACAGAGCCGAAACCGGTTGAATTATTGGATTCGCAAGCGTTCGATTTGGGTTGCACGTTTGGTTGGTATAAAGTTTCTAACGACAAACGCCGATTCCGTCGACGTTATAAATCAATGGCTCGTCAAAATGGTAAAACATTCGAAAACGGCATAATGGGAACATACATTGCAGGATTCGGAGGTTATCGATACGGTAAGCTTTTCACCGTCGCGACCAAAAAACGACAAGCGCGTCTTGCGTGGGAAGAAATGAGTAAGTTTATCACTATTGATCCGGACTTGGGCGAGTTGTTCGAGGTTAAAGACTATAAAAGCACCATTAACGCGCTCAATACTTTTTGCACGATTGAGGCGTTAAGTAAAGAGGCAGGATTGGACGACGGTTTCCGTTCGATATATTCGTCAATCGACGAAATACATCAACACAAGGACAACAAGATTTATAAAGCTCTCTATAATGGTACACGTTCACTTGATGAGACTCTCGTTTCGATGATTACAACGCGAGGTGACAATCTCAACTCGTTTTGTAAAGAGATGGACGATTACGCGATTAACATTCTCCGAGGTGTAGCAATTGCCGAGGATTTTTTTGTGGACATTTACGCACTAGATAAAGACGACGACATGTGGGACGAGAAGAATTGGGCGAAAGCAAATCCGTTTATTTCCGCGAATCCGGAAAAATTCGAGATATTGAGAATTGACGCTCAAACCGCTCGCGATATGGGAGGCTCGGACTTACGAGATTTTTTAACAAAGTCGCTTAATATGTGGGTACAAAATACCGACGACTATTTCATCAACGCGGAAAAATGGAAAGCTTGCGGAAGTAAACGAACGCTCGAAGATATGCACGGTCGCGCTTGTTGGGTAGGCTTGGACTTATCGAGTGGTGGCGACTTGACGACTTACGCGTTAGAATTTCCGGAAGATTATATCGACCAAAACGGCGAAAAACGAGAGAAATTTTACTTTTATTCGCATTCCTTTATGCCTCGCGGACGACTGGAAGAACATATCGAAACCGACCTCGCACCATATGACTTATGGGAACAGATGGATTTAATAAGTGTGACCGGTGGAAATAACGATTTCCGCAACGATTATTCTTTTATCGTGCAGGATTTGAAACGATTGAAAGATGAATATGACCTAAAATTTTTAGGTATCGGTATCGACTCGCATAACGCAGACGGTATCATTTCCGACCTTGAGGCGTTCGGTTGTCCGGTTGTCATTATCGTACAATCTGCGAAAAGCCTCAACGACGCGACAGTCGATATACAATTACTTGTTAAATCCGAAAATATCGAATACGACGCAACCAACGAGCTTTTGACGTGGTCGTTTGTAAACGCAAGCATCGTCCGAAATTCATTCGATGAGATTAAAGTCGATAAGAAACCGGGCGCAAGATACAAACGAATCGATCCGGTCGACGCGTGTATTGATGCTCACGCTTGTATGTTGAAAAACAAAGCGGTCGAGGTCGTTGACGTGACGAGCGAATTAGACAACTATTTGAAAGCTATGGGCTGGAGACTATAAATTAAAATGAGGAGGTGAAAGAGTGGGAATTGTGAAACGATTTAAAACGAAATTTTTCAACAAATCCGACCGAGAAACTTTTGACCTTATGAATTTTTATACCGCGCTCGGTATTGATCCGAAAACGGACGAAAGCGTCTTGTCGGAGGCGACTTATTTCGCGTGTATGAAAATGTTGGACGAGGCAATCGGTAAATTACCGCTCAAGTTATTGCGATATAACGAGAAAAATGGAGTGGAAACGGCTCGAAAACACGCTTTATATAGCGTATTACACGAGCGACCGAATCCGTATATGACCGCCTCGACATTTTGGTCGACCGTTGAATTTAATCGAAATCATTACGGCAACGCTTATGTTTGGATTCAAGGCGCAGGAAAAAACACTAAATTGTGGATTTTACCGAGCAATGAGGTTGAAGTGTGGTATGATAACGCGCTAATGCTAGCCGACCAACCGGATATATATTATATCTATTCGGCAGGAGGCAAGCGGTATCAATTCGGAAGTGAGGAGATTTTGCATTTCAAAACCTCCAACACGCTCGACGGTTTGGTTGGTATATCAGTTAGAGAACAATTGCGAATGACTTTCGCAGGAGCAATCAAATCTCAAAAAATGCTCAATAAAATGTACGACTCCGGTTTTACTGCTAAAGCGGTTTTAAATTACACCGGCTCCTTGAGTGAGGCGAATGTAAAAGAATTGGTTAAAATGACCGAGGCGTACACGAAAGGCGAGTTATCCGATGAGGGCATTAAAAACATTATACCGATTCCGGTCGGATTCAATTTAACGCCGTTGAATGTAAAACTTGCGGACAATCAATTCATCGAGGTAAAACAATATACCGCGTTGCAGATTGCGAGCGCATTCGGTATCAAGCCATATCAAATCGGCGACTACACCAAATCCAGTTACGCGAGCGCGGAGGCGCAACAATTGAGTTTTTATGTTGATACTCTTTTGTATATCATCAAGCAATACGAGGAGGAATTGACTTACAAACTCTTGAGTGCCGACGAGGTCGCAAACGGTTATCATTTTAAATTCAACGTTCGCGTGATTCTGCGAGCAGACTTGGCAACTCAAATCAATACACTCTCGACCGGTGTTGCTAATTTCATTTACACACCGAATGAGGCGAGAGCGATGTTAGATTTAGAGGCGAAAGAGGGAGGAGACAAACTCCTCGGTAATGGCGCGAGTATTCCGGTCGAATTGACCGGATCTCAATATATAACGACCGAGCCGAATACGGACGAGTCTAATTCGGAGGAAAAACCTCCGAACGAAATTAACTAGGGAGGAGGTCAAGACGATGAATAAAGAGGATTTGAAAATCACTTTTGACGATCCGGATGCAACACCGGGGATTATTCAAAAACTCGCGAGTGTGTCTCCGCTTGAATGTACCGACGGCGATTTGAAATTGATTAACAAATACACCTTGTCACCGGTAACGGCTGACGATGTATTTATTTTCAAAGCGACAATTGCGGACAATGAGCAGGACGACCGCAACTATATGCCTTTCAATTTAAAGGCTTTGCAGGATTTGAAAAAATTATATCCCGGAAAAACAATGCTCAAGGATCACAGTCGACGAGCAGACAATCAAATCGCTCGCATTTACGACACCGAATTGGTGCAAGACGCGAACAAACAAACAGAACTCGGAGAATTGCATACCGAATTAGTTGCAAAAATCTATATGATTAAAACCGAGTCAAACAAAGATTTAATCGCGGAAATCGTTGGAGGTATCAAAAAAGAGGTATCGACCTCCACCGTTCCGGATAAGATGATTTGCTCGATTTGCGGTACGGACAATATGAAAGATTATTGTCGCCATTATCCCGGTTATGAATACGACATAACCGACCAAAACGGCAAGTCGAGTAAGAAGATGTGTAGAATGCTTTTACACGGCGCGAAAGAGGCTTATGAGCTATCTTTTGTTGCGGTGCCGGCACAACCGAGAGCAGGAACACATAAAAGCGTTGGTTTTGTAAAACCGATTCAAGAGCAAGAAGTTATCGAGGAAATCTCGGAAACTGAAACTAAAACTTTACAAAACGAAGAAATGGACAATCGCCTTTTAACTTTAAGAGTTAAAAACGCGGAGTCCTTTTTTAATGCAGAAAAGGAGGAAATTTAGGTATGAATAAGAAAATGAGAGAACTTTTGACTTCCATTCAGTCCAAAACCGCAGAGGCTAAAGGATTTATGGAGGGTGAAACAAAGGACATCGAAAAAGCAAACACTTTGATGGACGAAGTTGACGCATTGCAGAAAGAGTTTGAAACAGAAAAAAGAATGTTTGAGGCTGAAAAATTAAGTGGTATTGAAACTGCTACACCACACATCGTTGAGGAGGAAAAGAAAGATATGGATCAATTTTTGTTGGCAAAACAAGTACGCGCAATTATGAATCCTGCTAAATACGCAGGAGAAAAAAGCTTGGTTGAAACCGTTGGCGAGGACGGAGGTTATACCGTTCCGGAAGATGTTTCTACCGCTATCGAGCATTTTAGAGATGTAGATTATGCGTTGGAAGAGGACATCGATGTAATCAATGTTACTACAAACAAAGGCTCTCGCACCTATCAAAAGAAAGGCGACGTTGATGTTTTCGTTGATATTGACGAAACTGGCGCAATCGCAAACGAAATCGACGCTCCTAAATTTGAAAAATTACCATTCACCATTCAAGACCGCGCAGGCTTTATGCCGGTATCCAACGACTTAATCGCAGATAGCGACGCAAACATTATGGCAGTTGTAACCGAATGGTTAGGTAAAGCAAATGTTGCTACAACTAACGCAAAAGTTTTGGCTAAAGTAGCAGAAAAAGCACAAGTTGATTTGAAAGACATCGACGGTATTAAACACGCTTTGAATGTGACTCTTGGTCAAGCTTACAAAGCTGGCGCAAAAATCTATACCAATGACGACGGCTTGAACTATCTCGACACTTTGAAAGATAAAAACGGTCGTCCTTTATTAAATCCGGATCCAACCGCTCCGGCAACTTTGCAGTTGCGTTGTGGTGCGAGCGTATTACCTATCAAGGTATTACCTAATAAAGTATGGGCAACCGCAGACGGCAAAATTCCGTTCGTTGTAGGTAACTTGTTCGACTATGTTCGTAAATATCGTCGTCAAGGCTTAACCTTGAAAGCGTCCGACGTTGCATCTATCGGTAGCTTTAACGCATTCGCGCAGAATATGACCTTAATTCGCGCTATCGTTCGCGACGACTATCGCGTAAAAGACGCTGATTCTATCGTTCACGGTTATATCACTCCGGTAGCGGGGGAATAATAGCTCTCGCCTCTTTTGATTTAGACAACGACGGCTCTTATAGTGAGAGCGAGTTAAACGCGATGACTAAAGCGGAATTACTCGCTCTCGCCGAGGAGCTAGGGGTTGAGGGCGTTTCTATGTCGAATCTCAAAGCCGATATTATTTCGGCAATCTTAAACAGATAGGAGGCGGTGAGTTGTGGTTGTAACGACTGATGAGGTTTTAAATTATCTCGGTATCGATTACGCGGACGATATGGTTACGGCTAATATTTCTCGCTTAATCAACACCGCCGATTCCTATTTGAAAGGTGCAATCGGTGAAAATTATCCGATAGACAATCCAAAAGCGAAAGAACTCGCGTTGCTTTTAATTTCCGACTTATACGACAATCGCGGTTTAACTTCCGCAAGCTCTAACACCGTTAGAAAACTGATATCCGACCTCGAATGGCAATTAAAAATGGAATTGAGGAGGTCTGCAAATGAATAAAACATTTGACAAGCCTATCACAATTCAAAAGATTGACGAAAACGAGGAATGGTTGAATTGGTATTCGGTACACGCGAGCATTAACAAAGCGAAAACCGACGATGAGTATTTGAGCGGTGGAGCGGTACAAGCGAAGAAAAATTTAACGTTTGAAATTAGATATTTTAAACAGTTAGAGGATATAAGCTTTAATTTACAAAGCTATCGAATCATTTATCTTGGCAAGCCGTTCGATATTACAGATTTTGACGATTTTATGTTGCAACATAAAACGGTCAAGTTGTTGGGTGTCTCGTATGAGTAACGTAAAAATAGACGGTTTGAGTGAGGCGATTGTTAAAGAACTGACGATTTATAACCGAAATGTTACAGAAAACATTAAAAAACAATCCAAAGCGAGTATGAATGAACTCGTGAAAGAAACGAAAAAAACCGCTCCGGTCGGCAAACGACAAAAGCATTACCGAGACTCAATATCGAGTAAAAAGATATCGGAAAACGACCGAGGAGCGACGTATGTTTGGTATGTAAAAGGCTCGGATTATCGATTGTCTCATCTATTGGAAAAAGGACACGCCTTGCGAAACGGTGGACGCACGAAAGGAACACACTTTATCGAACGAGCAAGCGAGCCGATTTTAAAAGATTTTGAGAAGAAAGTCGAGGAGATTGTTAAAAATGGTTGAGGAAATTTTAACGACCGCCGGTTTTGTAGAGGGTAAAACGTTTACCGAGACTCGGTTTTTAACGCCTCCAAAAACGACTTACGCGGTCTATATGGACTCTTTCCGTGCTTATGGTGCGGATAATAGATTGTTAATTCGCGATCACGATTACACAATCGAGCTTTACTCGTATAAACCGGACGCAGACGCGGAGAAACGCGTTGAGGACGCTTTTGATTTTTTCGGAATTGAGTACGAAAAAGAGGAGCGTTATTGGATTAATGAAGAAAAGCTTTTTCAAGTAATTTATACATTTAATGTTTTAGAAAAATAAAGGAGGTTGAATTATGGCGACTGAAAAAAGAAGTGAGGCAAATAAAATCACTTTAGGCTCCGGTAATTTGTTGTGGAAAGAATTCGAAAGCCAAATTCCGGCGCATACCGAATTTGACGATGTCGAAGATTTGCTCGGCTATATTCAAGGTGGTTGCACATTGGAATATAAAGGCGAGTGGTATGATGCGAAAGACGATACCGGTAAAGTGGTTAAAACTATCATTACCGACGAAGAGGCAACCTTGAAATCCGGCGTATTGACTTGGAACGGTAACGTGTTAGCGAAACTTTGCTCGACCGCAAGAGTAACCGACGCAGGCGGTATTCGTACCGTAAAAATCGGTGGTGTAGGCAATCACGACGGCAAATCTTATGCTTTTTGTTTCCACCACATTGACAAGGTTGACGGCGACATTTGGGTTATTGTTCGTGGCGTAAACCAAGCCGGTTTCTCTTTAGCATTCGCAAAAGATAAAGAAACCGTTATCGACGCAGAATTCAAGTGCTTACCGCAGGACGACGAGGGAACTTTGATTCAGTATATTGAAGAGATTGCACCATCGGCGTAATGCCATTATGGACGAGAGAGGTTAAACGCTCCTCGTCCTATTTTTTTATATACGGAGGGCGTAACAATGAGAGAGCTAGATTTCACAAAATTAAAAAAAGAACATTTTAAAGTTGTATTGAATGACGAAAATAATACCGTTTTGCTTATTACAATGGCAAATAAAGCGATTATTAATGAATTTATCGGTCTTAATGCGAATCTTAAAAACGCAAACACCGAGGACGATTTGGGTGGAGATGTCATCGACCAAATGTATGACATTGTCGCAAAACTGATGAGTCAAAACAAACAAAATATTAAAATTAGCAAAAAATTAGTTGAGAATATGTTCGACTTAGAGGATTTAATTCTTTTTATTACAGAATACACGAATTTTCTAGGCGATATCGCAAACTCAAAAAACTAAAAATCCCTTATTATCCGCTCGATGATGATAAGGGACATAAATATACAATCTCGTCCTATGACGAGCATATGGTCGCGCAATATCTAAATATTTCGGTTTTGGCGGTCGAGGAATTGAATTACATCGACTATCTCCGCTATCGCCGGGACGCGTTTATTTATCGAATGAGTCGAACAGAAAAAGGCTCGGAGTATTTGGACAACGCGTGGCGATTGGAACAAACAAAACCGGAACGCGACGAATTGAGAAAGCAATTCGGAAAGGAGGGGTAATTAGTGGCAGGAGGAAAAATAAGAGGTATAACGGTCGAAATTGGTGGCGACACAACGAAACTCGGTAACGCCTTAAAAAGTAGCGAAATGTCGACCAAATCATTACAAAGCGAATTGAGACAAGTCGACAAGCTTTTACAATTTGATCCGAGCAATACCGATTTATTAGCACAACGCCAACGCATTTTATCACAAGCAGTAGAAGAAACCTCCGAAAAGTTGCGTGTGTTGGAACAAGCCGAGAAACAAGTCGTTGAGCAATTCGAAAGAGGCGACATCGGTGAGGATCAATTACGCGCGTTTCAACGCGAAATCATCGAAACACAAAATAAACTTTCCAAATTTGAGGACGATTTGGGCGGTACAACCGACGGTTTAAAAAAGGTCGGTGATTCCGCAGAAGATAGCGGAGACGGTTTCACCATTATGAAAGGCGCGATTGCCGATTTGGTATCGAACGCGATAAGCGGAGCGATATCGTCAATCGGTAACTTAATCGGCTCGTTGTTGGAATTGTCCGAGGCGACCGAGGAATATCGCACGATGCAAGCGAAACTCTCCGGCTCCGCAGAAACATTCGGTTATTCGGTGGAATTCGCCAACGAGAAATACGAGGAATTTTATAAATATTTAGGCGACGACCAAATGGCGACCAACGCTATCACCAATTTAATGGGTTTGGGAACATCAACCGAGAGTGTTACCAAACCCAT